GATGATGATAAGTGCCGTCGAATCACTGCTGGTTGGTATGCGACTGAGGATGGCAAGACTACCTCTGTTGCACATTGGTTAGACGAAGAGGACTTCCGTAAGAATGGTGGAGTTATGAACCATGAAACTGTGGAGTCGATCAGTAAGCGTAAGAAACCTTTCACTGTAGACTACACAGGTTTTGGTTGGGTGATGATTAAGCACGGCGTATTTGAGAAACTTCCTTATCCTTGGTTTGCTCCGAAGATGCAAGTTTTTGAGTCAGGTGCAGTTCAAGATATGTGCGGCGAAGACGTATCGTTCTGTTTAGATGCCATTGAGGAAGGTATGCAGATTTGGTGCGATCCTCGTATTCGTGTAGGGCACGAAAAATCTCGTATTATCTAATGCTAGAACCAAAGAACCTTCATTCGGATCAATTATGGGATCTCACCGCAGAGATCCTCACCGAACTTTCTCGTAGAGATGATGTTCAATATCAGGTCCGTGCCTCGAAGGGATCTCTAAATGACAAATTTAAACAACTACGTATAGGAACAACTTAATGGCAGTCAGAACAAAATCAGGAGCATGGGGTTCATCAGACTTCGTTGAAGCAACCCCGAAAAAGACTCGACAGGGAAATGGAAAACACACCAAGTATTCCGCAACTTCTCGTAATTCGGCTCGTAAAAAATACCGAGGACAAGGAAGAACATAATACCAAGACCCGTTAAGGGTCTTTTTTATTGCCTTTCTATGATACGTATATGCCCCTAGAAGGTATCCGTACTACTTTTTATGAATATTCCTATAAGTACCCTTATAACTACTTGTAGTTTAGTTGATTTTAGGCAAAAAATGGAAAATCCTAATAAGAAAATGCTTAGAGAAATTGCAAATGACCAAATTACACCTAAAAAATACGATTTTAAAGTCCAAAATGACCTATATGAGAAAAGAAAAGACGATTTTGAAGAAGATGGACTTGATTATGATGTAGATTCGATACCTCTTGCAGAATTTTAGTAAATAAACCTTAATAAATAAATTATAATTGTAATATCTCCCACATTCTATGCCTCTTCAACGGGTAAATAACGGTTTTAAAGACCTTAGTATGAGTTTTCAGGCAAATCCTTTGTCTAAAGACTTAATTGCGTTGAAAAATACCAATGCAATTGCTCGATCCATTAAAAATATAGTATTTACCCTACCTGGAGAGAAGTGGTTTAATGAAGATTTTGGTTCTCGAATCACAGCAAGTCTATTTGAGAATATAAATGATGTAACTGCGAGTGTTATTGTTGATGAAATTCAAGATTCCATTACTCGTTATGAACCAAGAGTTAAATTGATAGGTGAAGGTGTAAGAGCATTCCCTAATTATGATAATAATACTTTTGATGTCATCATTGTATATGAAATTATTGGAGCAGATGTTCCACCACAACAATTAGAATTCGTTTTAGAATCAAATAGGTAATAAAATGCCACTAGTTAATTTCTCAAATCTGGATTTTGACCAGATAAAGACAACTCTGAAGGATTATCTTCAGACAAATGCAAATTTTACGGATTATGACTTCGAAGGATCCAACCTTTCGACTGTTATTGACCTGTTGGCATACAATACTTACATAACTTCATATAATGCTAACATGGTTAGTAATGAAGTATTCATTGATAGTGCAAGTTTAAGAGAAAATATCGTATCTTTAGCAAGAAATATTGGATATATACCACGTTCAAGGAAAGCAGCACGTTCATCTATCAGTTTTTTCGTTAATACAACTAATATTGTACCCCAACCCTCTGTTATAACTCTTAAAAAAGGTGCTGTAGCTACTACTGCAGGTGCTTTTGGTAATCAATCTTACGTTTTTTCAATTTTAGAGGATATTTCTGTTCCTGTTTACAATAATATTGCTAATTTCGTCGATATTCCCATTTATGAAGGCACTCTTTTAAATACTAACTTCACTTATAGCACTAGAAACCCAACTCAAAAGTTTATTTTACAAAATATTGGTATTGACACCGATTTAATTGCCGTAAATGTTAAAAGTAATGAACAAGCAACGGCAAAAACAAAATATTCTGCCCAAAATAGCCTTTTTGATGTTGACGGAGATTCAAAAATCTATTATTTACAAGAAATATCAGATGAAAGGTATCAAATCTTCTTTGGAGACGGTGTTTTTGGAAAAGCACTCGAAGAAGGCAATTTTGTTGACGTAGATTACATTGTTTCCAACGGAGATACTGGAAATGGCGTTGCTCAGATGACTTTTGCAGGAAATTTGATCTATGAAAGGAATGCAATTACCTATAAAGTGACTTCTGGCATCTCTTTGGTGACTACAAACTCATTTTCGACTGGTGGAGAGAATATTGAGTCAGTTGAGTCTATTCGAAAGTTTGCTCCAAGGATATATTCATCACAAAACAGAGCAGTTTCTGCTGCAGACTACGAATCTTTGATTCCAGCAAAAATTTATCCCGAAACTGAGTCAATTTCCGTTTTTGGAGGTGAAGAATTGAATCCTCCTCAGTATGGAAAGGTTTTTATTAGCATAAAACCAAGAACTGGTGATTTTTTACCCAATTTGATCAAAGAAAACATAAGATTAAAGTTAAAAAAGTATGCTGTAGCAGGAATTGTCCCAGAAATCTTAGATCTTAAGTATCTTTACCTTGAAGTTAACTCAAAAATCTATTATAACTCAAATTTAGCACAAACAGGTGCTTCTGTAACTTCTATTGTTGAGAATAATGCGAATAAGTACGCTGAATCAACTGAGTTAAATAGATATGGAGCAAGATTTAAGTACAGTAAGTTTTTGGGCATAGTTGATCAAAGTCATGATGCAATCACTTCAAATATTACAACAGTTACTATGAGAAGGGACTTGAGAGTTGTATTAAATAAGATTTCTGAATATTCAATTGGATTTGGTAACCAATTCCATATTAAGAGTATGAGTGGATTTAATATTAAGTCTACTGGATTTACGATTGATGGTATTAGACAACCTGTTTATATTTCAGATATTCCAAATAGAACTAGAGTAACTGGATCTCTTTTCTTATTTACTGTACCTAGTGTAAATTCAGTAAGTCCTACAATTGTAAGAAGAAATGTTGGTACTATCAACTATCAATCTGGAATCATTACATTGAACCCAATTACTATCAGATCTGGAAAAATTAAGGATGGTCAGTCAATTATCGAGTTGGCCGTACCACCTAGATCAAATGATGTTATTGGATTACAAGATTTGTATTTGCAACTAGATATAGGAGGTAGTATATTTGATCCAATCGTGGATGAAATATCTTCTGGACTTGATCCTTCAGGTTCTAATTATATTGTTAGCTCAAGTTACCAAAACGGAGCATTAGTAAGAGTATAAAATGTCAGAAAACAGAGTTCAATTTCAGAACATAGTTGAGAATCAACTTCCATCATATGTACAGGCAGAATTTCCTTTAGTTTCGGATTTTCTTAAAAGTTACTATGTTTCGCAAGAATTTCAGGGTGCTCCTGTTGATTTGATTCAAAATATTGATGATTATACAAAAATTGACAGTTTAACTAATTTAACTGAACATGTTGGGTTAGGATCCGATATTAATTTTGCTGCGAATACAATTTCTGTTGATTTATCCAATTATCCTGCAGGAACCGAAGGTTTTCCCGATGCTTATGGTCTAATAAAGATTGATGATGAGATAATTACGTATAAATCAAAGGATTCTTCTAATTTTAAAGATTGTGTTAGGGGATTTAGTGGAATTTCTTCATATAGATCATTAGATCGTCCTGATCAACTAGTTTTTGACTCTACAATTGCCGATAAGCACGAAAAAGGTGCTAAAATAGAGAATTTAAGCAATCTTTTCCTTAAAGATTTCTTAGTAAAGACAAAACATCAACTTTTACCAGGATTTGAAGAAAGAAAGTTACATAAAGACATAAATCATAGTACTTTTATTAAAAATGCAACTGATTTTTATAGAAGTAAGGGAACAGATGGTGCTTTTGAGATTTTATTTAAAGCATTATATAATGAACCTGTAGAAATTATAAGACCAAGAGAATTTCTCTTTACTCCATCAAATGCACATTATTTGATTACAAATGATTTTTGTATTGAAGGTGTTGAAGGAAATCCAATGGAATTGGAAAATGCAACATTATTCCAAGATAAGTATGGTGATCCACCACTTTTTGAGAAAGCATATGCACCAATTACGAATGTAGAGGTTATTAGTCCTGGTCTTACAGGAATAGCAAAGACCTATTATAAAATTAGTTTAGATGCTGGATATAATAGAGATTCTAGAGTACAAGGAGCAACTTATGGTGAATTTGTTGTTCATCCAAAAACTAGATTAATTGGTGGTGTTTCTGCAGGTGCTACTATATTCGATGTAGATTCAACTGTTGGATTTCCGAATGCTGGAGAATTATCTGTAACATATAATGACACTACTACTGGAATTGTTTCATATTCTTCAAAGAATTTAAACCA